TACAGCTATTACAGAAAAAGACGGGCAAACTGATTTCCATATTGTTAATGGTGAAGATAAAGAATCTTCTGGTACATCTTCAGTATTTAATAAAGATAGATCTATTAGCCCCTCCCCAGAATACTATGCAGATAAGATACAGAAGATAACAGTCCCATCTACTCGTATGGACACCCTTCTATCAAATTTAGGGGTCAATGATAAGATAGATGTTGTAAAGGTAGATACAGAGGGATATAGCTGGCAAGTACTGCAAGGATTTGGGGACAGGCTAAAAGACGTTCGTTTATTTCATTTAGAGACTGAAAAAACTTCTGTCCATGATCACCACGTAACTACTGATAAGATTACAGAATTTATGAATAACAACGGATTTGCCCTAATAGACGTTTCATACGAATGGGGCTGGAATATTGAAGACCAGGTTTGGGTTAATAAGGCTTTAGTAATTAGGCACCCAGAGTGTTTTAGTTCTAAATGATTGTTATAATATTTAAGGTGGTATAATTTTAAAATGGGCTCAACATCAAAGGGTTTTAGTTTTCCCGCTTATTCAGATCCGCCAGATATTCCTGCGGACATTCAATTACTTGCACAAAATATTGATACATATTTAACAGCAAACCCAGGACCACAAGGAACTACTGGAACGCAGGGCACACAGGGCCTTCAAGGAACTACTGGAACACAGGGAACAACTGGAGCACAAGGTGCAACAGGAACCCAAGGAACAACTGGTACACAAGGAACAACTGGAGCACAAGGCGCAACAGGCACACAGGGTGAAACTGGTACACAAGGAACAACTGGTACTCAAGGAACAACTGGCGCACAAGGCACAACAGGTTCACAAGGTGAGACGGGTACACAGGGCGGAACGGGAACTCAAGGAACAACAGGAACTCAAGGTGTTGCTGGAACTGGTGTTGATATTTTAGGAACTTATGCAAGTTTAGGTGCGCTACAGTCTGCACATCCAACAGGAACTTTAGGTGATGCATACATAATCACTGGAGATCTTTATGTCTGGACTGGTTCTGCTTGGACTAACGTTGGTCCAATTCAAGGGTCTCAAGGAACAACTGGCACACAAGGTTCTACTGGATCACAAGGAACAACTGGAGCACAAGGCGCAACAGGCACACAGGGTGAAACTGGTTCACAAGGAACAACTGGTACACAAGGAACAACAGGCGCACAAGGCACAACAGGTTCACAAGGCGAAACAGGTACACAGGGCGCAACTGGAGCGCAAGGAACAACTGGCCCACAAGGCACAACAGGCACACAGGGTGCAACAGGTACACAGGGTGCAACAGGCACACAGGGGGCAACTGGAGCGCAAGGAACAACTGGACCAGAAGGACCAGCAACTGTTCCTCAAAATACCAAAAGCGCTAGCTATACACTGCTTTCTTCAGATAACGGAAAATTTATTAGTATAACAACTGGTGGAATTACAGTTCCTGCATCAGTATTTACAGCTGGTCAAAATGTTGTTATATATAACAATTCTTCTTCTTCACAAACAATTACACAAGGATCTGGAGTTACAATGAGATTTGCATCGTTCCTAAGCACTGGAAATAGAACAATTCCTAGATATGGACTTGCAACAATACTTTGTGTTGACACGGATACATTTGTAATATCTGGCCCAGGACTGAGCTAACTATGACATATGCTGCTATGGCATTAGGTGTCAATACTAATGGCGGTCCAGAAATAACTGGTGGCGGAACAGTTACATCAGATTCAACATACTACTACAGAACATTTACATCTAGCGCAACAATAACAGTTCAAAACGGACCTATTGCATACGAGTCTATTTGTATCGCAGGAGGAGGCGGTGGAAACTTTCTGGGCGGTGGCGCTGGTGGAGCTGGTGGAGCTGGTGGATTTTTATATAATACTGGTAGCTTTTCTAACTTTACTTATTTTTTTAATATTGGAGCTGGCGGTCCTGGTAACTCTGAAGGATCTGGCGGACAAGGAAGTGATTCTATTTTTGATTCCTCAACAGCAAAGGGTGGAGGAATGGGGCCAAATTATTACTCAACATGGCCATTAGTTGGTGGCTCAGGCGGTGGCGGAATTGGTGAAAGCGGTTATAACACTGGAAGCAATGGAACATCTGGTCAAGGAAATAAAGGTGGGGATGCATCTCCTGTAAATTCTCAATCTTATGGTTATGTGGGATCAGCTGGCGGAGGTGGAGCAGGAGCAGTTGGATCAAACAATAGCGGAACAAATAATGCAAATGGAGGCAATGGTGGAAATGGAACAAACGCATATTCTTCTTGGGCATCTGTTACTTCAACTGGTGTTGGCGGTTATTATGCAGGCGGAGGTGGCGGTGGAGCTGTTTATGGATCAAAAGACAGCGTAGTCGGGGCTGATGGAACTGCTGGAACAGGAGGATTAGGCGGAGGAGGCAATGGCGGAAAATCTACATCTGGAAAACCAGGTTTTTCTTTAGGTACAGCTGGTGCAGCAAATACTGGCGGCGGTGGTGGTGCAGGTGGAGGATGGTATGAAATTATTGGTGGAAGCGGATCTGGTGGTGGTGGTTCTGGAAGAAATGGCGGATCAGGATTAATTATAATTAGATATCTTAAATCAGCAGTTGGTGGATAATGTCATATAGATCAACAATACTTTCAGATTATCCAATAGCCTACTATCCATTAGATGATCTTACAACTGTAGACATTGCAAACTATACATCTCTAGAATCAGAATATGCAACATATCAGGATATATTAGATGACCCAGCAATTTCTTCATACGCCAATATTTTTGGAGATTTAGCATATGATCATTCAGGGTGTGAGAATGATAGCTTTTATGCGGGGGATCCAGAAACAGATATTGTCCCAATTGTTGTAGGTAATTCAAGAGCAACAAAAATAACAAGTGCTAACTCTATTGAGTATGTTGTAACAAAAGATTATACTGCTACTACAACTACCAGCCAATTTGGAACATTAACTTCATCTGATAATGACTTCACATTAGAGGCATGGATTTATCCACAATTTACAACAACTAACGAGACAACAATTTTGGCGGATTCAACAGAGGATGTTGGTTTATTCTATGATAAAGGCAATATAACATTTAAGATAAACGCAGAGGTCTTATCTCATACCCTTTCCAATATAGACAAGGTTCATCACATTGTTGCTACATACAGCCCAACATTGATGTGCATTTATATAGATGGACAGCTTGTTTCTACAAGAACATTAAACAGATTTGTATTTACAAATACAACACTTTCATTAACAACTGGACCAACATTAGACTCAGATGATTACTTCCTAATTAATAGCGTAGGCATTTATAGATATGCCTTATCTGGATCACAGGTTCAAAATCATTATTTAGAGGCATCAGAAATATCCCCTATTCAGGTTGTAGATCCAGACAGCGGCGAGCTATTTGATCTATATGATAATAATATCTCAACTCAGTTTATCTATTCATATCCTGGAAATAAAACATGGGATTATTTTATAACTGATGACTTGTCATATAATGACTCAGAGCAATCGCTGTCCATTAAAAAAGCCACAGGTTCTAAGACTGTTGTTTTAACAGACTATATTTCATTACCATATGCAGCAGTTTTAGATTCATCAAAAATTGAATGGAGCGGAACAGAAGGAATAACAGTAGAAGTTTCAGTAGACGGATCAACATATCAAGAATGCGAGAATGGTCAGGTAATCCCTCAATTCACACTTGCAAGCTTTAATGGCAATAAGCAAGTTTATTTAAAGATAACTTTATCCACTACAGATAGCAGTAAGTATCTTCCTAAGATATTTGATCTTCAAATTAAATTCTATAATAATCAAATTGCCTATGCCTCTAATAGCGCATCTTATATTTCAACCTTAGAAGGGGTTTCTGGAGTAACTGTTTATGATGTTACGCTAGGAAACAGTAAGTTCCCTATTTTATCAAGAAATTCAAAGAACGGAATCAGGACGGTTCAAGATTCTGGATTCTATATTAATACAACATCTTCAGTTAGAACATTAGAGTTCTTCTACACCCCCTATTTGCTAACAGATAGCGGACTTGTTTCAACTATATCAACAGGCGGATATTCAGCATCAAATTACTCATGGAGAAATACTGGAACAATTAGTAAGTCCAATATCTCTGCAATCTATGTAAATGGGGTAAATAAGACATCCCAGACAAATGTTGCAAATGTGTTTAAATTAGGACAACTACATCATATTGTGATTGTGTTTACTAGTGCGGTTAGTGGCCAATTAAAGTTTGATTATTCATTATATGGATCAGTTCCTGGCCTATTCCAGAACTTGGCTATATACCCTTCTGCTTTTACCTCAACAAATGTAACCACTCACTATAACCTATACACATCTAATAGTGTTACCACCGTTTTAGATAACACCACTGCGTCCATGACCGTGACAGAAAACTCAGTAGACTACTACGATAATGACTGGATTGTGATACAAAACTCATAATTTTGTCATATAGCATGACAAAAAGCTGGACTTTGACACCAAAGAATGGTAAAATAAAATACTATGGAAATCAAAAGAGTCAATCAAACCGTAATTGAAGAAACCACGCTTGGTATATATGTGTGGGAAATGCCAGACGGAAGATGGATTGGCGATGATGATGGTAACTATTTATCAATAGCATCTCATAAAGGAAGCAAGGCAAACATGGCGGCTTTAGCGGCAGAGGTAGCATCCTTTGGAATTGATGTGGGTCAGCCTAAATTTTTATCTAACAGGCGCAAGATTGATGATGAGCAATTTGAATATCAGAAGGCAAGACTTGAGCAGGGCTTGATTCCTGACCCATTTGATATTGGTAATTATAAAGATGAGCTAGCGGCTTACAACAAGAAGAATCCAGTAATAGGTGGATCAGGGAGATAACTATGGAGTTCGTTCAGGATAATGATTTAGAGTCAACAGATAGAATTCAAATTTCTTCTGCATCTGACTTGTTTCAGCTAAAGAAAGAAAAGGATCATTCAGATCCATTTATGATGCAAGAAGATGATCTAAGAAAAGTATCTGGTCTAAGTTCTAGCTTCCGTCGCAAGATGGGAAGAGAATTGTCTAAGGCATTTATGGGTAGAGAAGAAACTGGAACACAGCAGAACCTACTACAGCAAGCTATAACTGGATATGCAATGTTTGACTTGGTTGAACCACCATATAACCAAGAGTACCTATCAAGAATTTATGAAATCTCAACTTACAACTATGCAGCAATTAATGCAAAGGTTGCAAATATTGTTGGGCTAGGTTATGACTTTACTGAGACAAGAAAAACAAACGATGCCTTCGACTCAATTACTGATGACAAGCAATTAGAAAGAGCAAGAAGAAAGCTTAATAAGTTAAAGCAAGATTTACAAATTTGGCTTGACTCAACAAATGATGAAGACACATTTACTCAAACACTTATTAAGGCGTACACAGATTTAGAGTCTACGGGAAACGGATATATTGAAATTAGCCGAACCACTGCAGGCAACATAGGATACATTGGACACATTCCGTCAAAGACAATGAGAGTTCGTCGCTTGCGTGATGGATTTATTCAATTGCTTTACGGCAAGGCTGTATTCTTCCGCAACTTTGGAGATGTAGATACAGAGAATCCGATTGCAGGAGGAGAAGATAGACCTAACGAAGTTATCCACCTAAAGAAGTACACTCCAACAAATAACTATTATGGAATCCCAGATATTATTGCAGCTCAGAACGCTTTAGCTGGAAATGAATTCGCTGGCAAATATAACCTAGACTACTTTGAAAACAAGGCGGTCCCAAGATATATTATTACAGTTAAGGGAGCAAAGCTTTCTCCAGAGTCAGAAAGAAAATTGCTTGAGTTCTTTCAGGTTGGATTAAGAGGAAAGAATCATAGATCTCTTTATATCCCACTTCCAGCAGATTCACCCGACTCAAAGGTTGAATTTAAGATGGACCCAATTGAGGCTGGAACTCAAGAATCTTCATTTAATCTTTACCGTAAGGCAAATAGAGATGAAATCCTATTAGCTCATCGTGTGCCAATTAATAAAATTGGAACTCCAGAGGGAGTTAATTTGGCGGTGGCAAGAGATGCCGATAAGACATTTAAAGAGCAGGTTTGCCGTCCAGCACAAATGACATTAGAGAAGAAATTAAATAAGATATTCGAAGAAAAGACAGATGCCCTTTCTCTTAAATTCAATGAATTAACTCTTACTGATGAGGATACTCAATCTAAGATTGATGAGAGATATTTAAGAATGCAGGTAATTACTCCTAATGAAGTCCGTATTCGAAAGGGAATGATCCCTATTGATGGCGGAGATGATATGGTTGAATTAAAGCCACAACAACAGGCTGAAATTAGAACACAAGCAAATAATACCCGTGTCCGAGAGCAACAAAGACAAGGAAATTCTCCAGATATCTCTGGTGAAGGACGAAATGCTCAGGGCGACGGCAGACAGGTTGAATAACTTTACTCAACCATTATTTGCCTTTTTATCTACAAATAGATAAAATTAAGCATATGAACATTGAAAAGTCTTTATGGTCTTCAAATGGCGACAACATCGTTTTGTCTGTGCCATTCACCAAAGTAAATCGTGAAAAAAGAACTGTGTCAGGTTTTGCAACATTAGACAATGTTGACCAAACTGGTGACATGGTTACATCAGAAGCAAGTATGAAAGCGTTTGAAAATTTCCGTGGAAACATTCGTGAGATGCATGGTCCAAACGCTGTAGGCAAGATGATTTCATTCAGACCAGAAACATACTATGATACAGAAACAAAAGAATTTTATAACGGAGTATATGTAGACGCATATGTTTCAAAGGGAGCACAGGATACTTGGGAGAAGGTTCTTGATGGAACCCTAGCAGGATTTTCAATCGGCGGAAAGATTACAGAGTCAGACAATGAAGTTAACAAGTCAACAGGTAAGCCAGTAAGATTTATTAAGGGCTACGAATTGATGGAACTATCAATTGTAGATTCACCAGCAAATGAACTTTGCAATATCTTGTCAATTCAAAAGATGAATGGACAAATGATTTTCAAGGGCATTGCAGTAGATGTCGTAACAGAGAATATTTTTTATTGCAAAGAAAGCGATTCTGTTTTTATCTCAACAGAAAAAACATATGAGTCTCCAATCACTGGAAAGCCAGCCGAACTAATCGGATGGGTAGAAAGCTCAGATGTTAACAAAGCAAAAGAGATAGATAAAATTCTTGATTTATACAAGTCAAGATCCACGTTGCCTGAAACACAAACAATTGCAAAACAGGCAAACGCAGAAGGAGGTAATGAAGTGTCAGAAAATACAGAAACCACTGCAGTTGAAGAGACTGTAGTAGAAGAAGCACCTGCTGTTGAAGAAACACCAGCTGCTGAAGAAGCTCCTGCAGAAGACGCAGTAGCAGACGCTTCTGCCGAAA